ATAAAAACCCCCCAAATATCCCAAGTCTATTTATTTGTTTGGAAGTTTACTTGTTTGGAAGTTTACTTGTTTGGAAGTTTACTTGTTTGGAAGTTTATTTGTTTGGTTGTTCGTTTTAAAAATAATTTAAAAAATATAATATAAATTATATATATAATCATGCGAAAAACATATAGCTTTAAAATTCCAAATATTGATACTAATTTTGATTTAGTGCTTTCAGATGGAGTTACGTTTCCAAGAAGTATCCATGTCTATGAAGATATTGTTTATGTGGATGATGTTAGATATGGCATTTTTGATGAAAGCGATGATGAAAGCGATGATGAAAGCAATGATGAAAGCAAAGTTAACAAAATTAATGAAGTTTATCAAATTATGGACACTTTGACTAATGACATTGTAAAAACATATTTAAATGAGAAAAAAGCAATAAAAGAACTTGAAGACTTAAATTTAAGTCATTGGGAAAGCGTGCTAAATGCTTTAAAAAATGAGATGATATTAAACAAATATGTGTCTAATACTTTACCGACAATTAGTATAAATGATATTAAACGACTTGAACGTAGCGTTGAATCATTCAAGAAATATGGAACACATGGTACATTTACGATAAATGATAAATGTATCGAAGGAAGATATAATTTAAAAACATGTAAGATTGATAATTAATTAAAAAAATAATATATAAATTATATTTAAATGAAAGAAATAAAAGCATTAGAAATTAGAGGTTTATTATTACTAAACGATACTAATATTAACAACCTTAGTACTTGGTTAGACGCAGAAACAATAATCATTAGAGGAATTAAAATAGGGAAACTTTCATTACTAAAAAATATATGCCTTCCTATTAATGTAAAACACTTCATAATTAAAAACATTGAATTATCCTCAAATGATATGTTTAACTTTACAAGTGAAGATATTATTGATGCAATTTATAAAAATATTAAGTTGCCATTTGGTTGTAAACTAAGTTTCTTTTTTAATACTAATTTTTTAAAGGACCATTATGTAAGTGATAATGTTATTAGTGAAGATAGACCCTACAAAAGAATAAAAGCCTTGATATACAACGAATTATTAAATTTTGATAATAAAAATATAAAATCTACATACAGCGTGGAAGAATACATACCACCAAAAATTACGCAATAAATTTTTGAGTATAGAAGAATTTATTTATAAAATTATTTTCTAAATTATATTTAAAATGGAAGAGTTTAAAAAAATAGACAATTATGAAGATTATCAAGTATCAAATTTAGGAAAAGTATTTAGCATAAAAAAGAATAGATTATTAAAACAATCAACACACAGTAAGGGATATTTGGTTGTATCTCTAAAACACAAAGAAACAGGACATAGGACATTAATTAGAGTTCATAGACTTGTTGCAAATGCATTTATACCAAATCCTCAAAATAAGTCAAGTATCGATCATATTGACGGAAATAGAAAAAACAATAAAATTGAAAATTTAAGATGGGCATTTACACATGAAAATTCTCATAATAGAAAAATACCATCAAATAATAAAAGTGGATATAAAGGAGTTTTTTATAACAAGAAAAGAAAGAAATTTGTAGCTTATATAATGTGCAATGGATTAATGAACCGATTAGGAACTTATGGAACAGTCGAAGAAGCAAGAATGATACGTCAGACAGTCGCAAATAGATTATTTGGAGAATTTACTAATGAATGTGAAAAAATGATAAATGAAACTCAAGCAAAACTTAATTATTTACTGAATGACGCAATTAAGGAAATAAATTACATTGAAAATAAATTAAAAGAAGATAAACCCACAATTAATGTTGAGCTAAAGTATTAAGTTCGTTAAGAGGATTCTTTTTAAATCCTTCTACAGTTTGTACAGTATCCACACTAGCATTTATTATGTTGCTTACATCTTGAGCTATTGATGGCGTTTGTACATATTGAGCATTATTTCCCGTTTCAATTTGAACAACGACAGCTGATGATTTACCAAGACAATCACAAAAAGATTTTAAAAAGTTCATTATGTATATGTATATATATATATACTGAACATAAAAATAATCATAAACTATATTTGTTAATTTGTTAATTTTTAAAAATAAAAATAATTTAAAAATAAAAAATTATTATATAATATAAATATATAAATGGAAAACCAAAAAGTTTTAAATTCTGAAATTATTGAGATTAGTTTACCAACAGAACCTTTTTCAGTTGAGAAAATGCAAGATTTAGAAATAAACGGACAACTTAAAGACTATCAAGATGCAAAAAACTATATATTCTCATATTACTTTGAGACAACACAAAAGCAATATTTATTCTATAATGTAAGTAAAGACGAATTTGAAATTAATACTAATAAAGAGTTTAAAACATTTACAAGCGATAAACTTACAGAACAGAAGTTGAAAACAGCTCTAAAAAAAAATTCTAAAATATTTGAAGTTATTACAGAGATAGGAAAACCAAGAATTTTTAAACAAAATAATTTATATTACCTAAATGAAGCAGGTTGTTTTTTACACAAAAATTACAAGAAATTTGATGAATATGACGAAAAAACAAAAAGTAATGTTCAATGTGTTATTGACATGATTAAAGAACTAACTTGTAATAATGATGATGTTATGTTAAATTGTTATTTAAAATACTATGCCCAATTAGCAAGAGGGAAGAAAACAGAAATTATACCATATAGAAAAACACCAGAAGGGACAGGAAAATCTACAGAAACAACATTTATAATAGAATATGTTTTTGGTCGTAAATTATGTTTGTTATGTAATACTTCTGATCCGATTGTGACATCATATAATAAAATACTATTAGGAAAATTATTTGTTGTGTTTGAAGAATTGCCAACATTTTCAGAAAAAGAATGGAATGGAGTACAAGGAAAACTTAAAAGTCTTTGTACAGAAAAAAGATGCATATATGCAGATAAATATGAAAAAAGCTTTGAAGCAAACAATATTTCAAATTTCATTATTAATACGAATATGAATGCTATTAAAGACAGTGGAAGAAGAATTTTACCGATGGATTTTTCACTTAAAAGAAAAGGAGATATTCAATATTTTGATGACTTTAAAAAGCGATGCTATAATCTGAAAACAGGAGAAGCATTTTATTCGTATTTAATGACTAAAATAACAGATGAAGAAGCAAATAATTTTTATGGACAACGAGATTTTCCAGAAACACAAAATAAAAGAATAGCTATCTCAAACAGTTTGCCAAGTGCTTATAAATTTATCAAAGAAACATTTATTTTAAAGAATGTTGGAATGAACAAAATAAAACCAAAAGAACTATTACAAATGTATAATGATTTTTGTACAACAATCAAAATTAAACCATTAGGAAGAAATGAATTCTATAAAAAACTTGAGGAAGTGAATATAATTGTAAGAAAATCTAATATTGATATATATAATTATTCATTTAACGAACTTCAAACGATTGCGGAAAAGGAAAAGTGGATTTGTATGTATGATGAATTTGATGATGATAATGTAGAACTAGATTTACAAACAGAACATGAAAAAGAGATAAATGAATATAAAAAACAAATAACGGAACTTAAAACAGAACTAGAAAAACTAAAAAATCAACAAAAATTTATTCAACAAAATACTGAAACAATAAAACCACAACAACCACAACAACCTAAACAATATGTTAGTCATGTAGTAGAGTCAGACGATGAAGACAAAATATCAGTTAAAATTATAAACAAGCAAAAACAAGAAATAAAAACAAAAACAAGTACATCAGATTTTCAAACTCTTGAAGAATTAGAACTTGAACTCGAGAGTCTTACTAATAGTAGCGTAAATACAGAGCAATCTAAGAAAGAAGAATCAGATGATTTAGATATATTCAAAAACTTTCTTAAAATGGATAATGCTACAACAAAACCAAAAAAAAGATAAAACTAAAAATACTTATAAAAAACCTTCACTATCTATTGACTTTTAATTTTTTATATAGATTAATTTATTATTGAATAAATTAATAATTTAATAAAATAATTTAAAAAAATAATTTTATTATATAATATATAATATATAGAATAATGGTAAAAACAGAAAAATTCACATTAATTGTTTCTAAGGATGACGGCACAACTCAAACAAAAAATTATAAGTCATATAAAGAAATTGCTGAAGTTTTAGGACTAAATTATCATCAAGTAAGAGAACTGCATTTATTAGAGACTCACCCCAAAAAGTTTTTGCATCCAGCCCTTAAAACATTATCTGCCAAATATAAAATAATTTCTATTGAGAAAAAGCTTGTTGACGAAATTTAATTTTTTAAAAAAATGTATAGATTATTTTTTATAAATAAAATAATTTAAGAAATAAAAAATAATATATAGTATAATTATATAAATGAAACAAGTAGGAAAAAACTACACTATTGAAATGTTAGATGATGTTCAATACAATAAAAATATAAAAACAAGAAGAATAATTATACAACCAAAACGAGAAGATAATCTTTTAAAAAAGAGTGATATTGAGACATTTTATAACAGTCTAAAAAAAGAAGGATATGAAGACAAAGATATTTCGATAAAAATTATGGACGCATTTGGACAAACAATAACAATTAAAGGATATGATGATGATGTTATTTCATTTCATGATGACTATGCAAGTGATCGCGTAAAAAATAACGCAAAATTTCAAGTCGCCACAAAAGTTGGGTTTTTTATTCACATATAAAAATATATAAAATAAAATTTATAAAATAAAATAAAAAATAAAATAATTTAAAAAATAAAATATTATTATATTATATATATATTATAATAATGAGTCAAAAAATCGGAACAAGATTTTACATTAACAATTTAGGAACATTGTATTACATTCAAGATAATGAAAATATAATGAAATCTCATAAGTCATATAAAAAAGATTATAGATATAGATATTATGAAGTACAAGGCGGTTATGAGCCAAGTATAGAAGGACTAAAACAATATAGAACAGATTTTATTAAATATGTGGAAGAATTAAAGAAATTTGATATAGATTATTTACAATATGAAAATCACAAAAAAGCAATACTTGGAATATTCGCAAGATTTTCAAAGAATGTAATAATAAAAGATCCATTAGAAGAAGTTGATTATATAGAATTTACTTATCAACATAAATGTTCAAATGGTGGTTTGATTTCAATAGATAAAAATATATTAGGAGAAGTAATTGATTGTTATGGCTATGATGTTAAGGGATGGTATCCTTATTTATTAGGCAAATCAAATTTACAAATACCCACAAAACGCGGACAAGAAGTTAAATTAAATACTTTAACATTTCCATTAAAATATGGTTATTACAAAGTTTCTTTATCAAATTACAATAATGTAGAAAATGGAACACAAGATTTTTATAAAGTATTTGCACTAAGTTCAAAAAATGTTTATACACATTATAGTCTCAATTTCATTAATGATTTAAATAAACATCTTAAACTTACAGGAGATGACGCAATAAAAATGACATTAAATAATGATGATGAATTCAATGCGTATTTATATGATGAAAAAACATTAATAAAGCCGTTAAAAATATTTCAATTTTGGTATAAAAAAATGATTGAATTGAAAATAGCATTACCAAAAAATAAACTTGTGAAAAGAATGTCATCGTCATTATGGGGATACATAACGAAGTTTAAAAGAAAATATTTTGAGGCAGATGATGAATATTTTGAGTTAGACGCTTCTTGTATTGCAGATTGGAATAAGGAAACAAAATACAAAGTTTTAGATGAATATGAAGACGAAGAAGGAAACCCATATTTTGAAGTTATTGACACAGAAGATTTATTTGAGCCTATTACAATAAATAAAATAGATTATCATTTTTCAAGATTAAAAAGTTTTTTAACATCTTATAGTAGAACACAAATAGCAAAAATGATATTAAGAGAGAACTTATTACATAAAGTTATACGTGTTCAAACTGACTCAATAGTATTATTAAATCCTCATACATTTACTGAAACAGGATTAGCACATTTAATAATTTCTGAAGACAAAACAACACTTAAAAATGTTATTTGGCATTCAGTCAATTCAAATAATTTTACAGAAAGAAAAAAGTTTATTTCTGATTAAAATCATTGATGTCTTGTTCATAACCTTTTTCTATTAAGTCATCTTCATTGACCCAAACAGCATTTTTCTTTAATTGGTTTTTAAATTGAACTAAATACCAATGTTTTTTATTTTTTGTTTGTTTTTCAAGTATCTTTAATATGGGTATTTGAGAATTTTTGTGAGCTGGAATTAACTGATATTCACTATATGATACATTTGGTAAACCCTCTAAGATATATCTATTATATGGCTTATCATTCATTGTAATTATTTTCACAATTTTAACGGGATACAAAGACCATCTATAATCTCCCGCACGAAATGCACTTGTGGGCTGTTTCTTATTTAATGCGTCTCTTGGATAGTTTAAAGCATAATTAACTAAATCCCCTACTTTATATTTTGGTATTGGTATTTGCGATTCATCGGGCATTGGTTGTTTCGCTATTTGTTCAGATGTATAAGTTTTTCCTCTTGATTTATTTAATTCTGTTCTTACATAATCTAAAATGTCTGTCCATTCATTATATCTATCTCCTGTAATTTCTTCAATAGAGTTCATATACAAATTAAATATGTATCCAAGTTGTTTATTTAAAGTTTCTACATTCGCAAGTTGAGTATGTCTATATGGTAATGCAAATCTTTGAACAATATTATTATCATATAAATATTGATGAAAATCTTTTTTAAATTCAGAACCATTATCAGTTCTAATACTTGCAAATGGCTTTTTTACATATTTTCTATTAAAAATAGTCTTCATAGCGTCTAAAGTTGTAGTTGACGTATTATTTTTCATTGGTTCAATATCAAAATTGTCAGTCGCTAAATCCACAATAACTAATAAATATTTATATCCTTCTTTTGTAGTTGGCAAATGTAATAAGTCCGCCATATCATTGAAATTTTTTAATAAAGGAACATTGTTTTTAATCCTATTGACAAATTTTGGTTTTACAGGAATTTCATTTAACGTATTATCTAAACCTAAATTTTTTATAATCTTGTACATTGTAATATAATTAGCAAACAAATTTAATTTTCATACCTACAATTATATAGATAATGGAAACTGATAATTTTGATTTTGATGATGAAATGTTTTCAGAAGAGAGAAATTATAATGATGGATATTATAGATATGGAGTTAAAAAGTATTTTGTTAAAGATTTATCAAAATATGTGGAAAATGCTTCTTATTGAGATGGATAGTAAAATTAAATAAAGAATATAAATATTATATAAATTAATTAATATAATGGGAGTTGATTGGTTAAATTGTGAAACTTGTAATTCAGTGCATACACTTGGGGGAATGGTTCAATGTAGTATTTGTTCTGAATTTCAGTTCTGTTATGATTGTATTGAGCGTAAGTGTTATCATATTTATAATTATAAAGATGAAAATAAAGTAATTATTTTAGATTGTTGTGATTATTGTTGCAAAGAAGGACATGAAAAAACATTATCCTATCAAGATTCAATACGAAATGAAGCGATTAAAAACGATGAACACTACAAAGCAAAATATGAAGACTATAAATCAAAATATGAATCGCTTTTAGTAGAATTTGAAAAGTTAAAAAAATCAGTTCAACCAATTAAAAAAAGAAGTTATGTAAAAAAAAAAAACAATATAACTTAAAAGTATTACAAAAATGTCTTAACATATTATATAATGATATCTGATACAATTTTAACTATAATGATAGGTTCTTCAACAACATTTCTTTTATTAAGCGTGAGATATTTGTTTTATTCAAAATGCAAACGAATAAAATGTTGTTGTTTTGAATGTATACGTGATACAGTTCACGAATTAGATGACCCAGAACATAACAATAATAAAAATAGTGAAACTAGGATAACAATAGCATCCACAACAGAAACTAAATAAAATTTATGTTAATAATCAATAATAATTATTAATATGAAAAACTATGTTTAAGAAGATAAAGCATTAACAAGATTTGTAAAATCAAATGGAGAACCATCCGAATTTGTAAGACTTGCAGAAGCATTCATAACATTAACAAATGCGAGTAATTGAGATTTTAAAGATGAATAGTTTGATGCAGACGCGTAATTTGACGATGCGGTTGTAATCGCTGTAGCGACTTGTGAAGCATTTTGAAAGCCAGCATTTGCTACATCAGTTGATAAATTGGCTGATAACTCATAACCGAGACCAGAAACAATACCAGATACATCAGATGATAAATTTGCTGATTGCTCATAACCTGATAGTTGGCTTGAAACTAATGAAGTGAGAGCAGAATATGTATTGCTTGCAGTATTACCAACATTTGATGCAACATCCGCATCAAGATTAGAAGCAGATTCAAAACCCAATGTGTTTACAATTGACTGAACATCACTTGACAAAGAGCTAGAAAGCTCAAAGCCCATTGTATTTACAATAGATTGAACATCGGCACTTAAATTTGCTTTACTTTCATAATTTGCGGCTAAATCAGTATTATTTGTATAATTTGAAGATAAATTTGTTGATAGAGTGCTATAATTAGTATCGGATTTCCAAGACGCGGGATAAGCTGACATTGTAATGTATATAAATTACAATAAGAAAATAAAATTTATAGTATTTATTGTAAATTGCTAAAATCAAAAGGTTGATTATTAGAAGGATTAATTATATTTGCTGATTGGTTAAATATTGCAAAGAAAGATTTTAGATTATTATTATAATTTTGTAATGTTGTTATTTGTGATTGCAAATTATTTATAGTAGAAATTAATGAATAAAAACTGCCTATATTCAAAATATCTTGTCCAGTCATATTTAAAACATTTTGAGATTGTAAATTTCCACTTGGATCTATTCCAATTGTAGCGAATTGGTGTGATGTATTCTGAAAAGAACACGACTTATAATTTAAAATTGATGAATTGCCAACAGATGAACCAGTGCAATAAATATGGCCATTTCCAGAATTTTGACCAGAATCAGCTATCATCAAATATCCTGTATTATTATAATTATTGACGACTATTTGACCAGATGAAAAAATATTGCCTGTTGTTAATGCTGATGTTGATATTGAACCACCTGAACTCACATTTAGATTTCCTCCATTTAAAAAATTAATAGTTCCATATTGTTGAACAGGAGTTATATTAAGATTTTGTCCTGTTCCATCTGATTGTATTGTCCAGTTTCCTAATGTATCTAATATAGTAATTTCGCTACTTGAAACATTACCAGCATTTAAAATATTTTTATTACTTGCATCATTAGAAATAGTTAATACAGATGCCAAGCCTTGAGCAGAACCGCCACTATTTTGAATTCCTTGAATTGTATTTTGTAAAGTTGTTATGTCATTTGTATTATTTTGTATTAAAGATAAAGCTGTTGTATTTAGTTCATTTACAGTTCCAAAAATATTATTATATAGTTGTGAGTCGTTTGTTAAATTTGCTGAATTATCAAATGCAATTAATTTTGTGTTATTAGCATTGACAATATTATAATTTCCTGAATCATCTATACTATGTGAAACAGTATGATTATTGTTATTTTGTAGAGTTAAAGTTTTCATTGTTTCTGATACTGATACATCTTTAGGAATGTACATTACGCCATTTTGAAAGAAATTTGCGATACTCATTTTGAATTGTTAATATATATTACTATTATAAATATTTTTTAAATTTTTATTCTAATATTTTCGCATCATATTGCGATAACATAAATAAAGGTGCTATACGTCTAATTGCAAACCAACGAGAAGGGCTTTTCTTCATTTCAGATAATAATGGTTTATCTAATCCTAAATACTTTGTTCCAAAATATTCTAAATTGTGTTTTAATATTCCACGAGTGAATACAATAAAATAATCAACATTTTTCAATATTTTTGATGTACTCCCATCTCTTGGGTTTAAATCATGATTAGTAATTAAACAAAAAGTCCCAAATTTACGGGCATTCGCTAAAATATTATACATTAAGTCCATCACAATTTGAAAAGTTGATTTTTGACCTCGTATAAGTGGTTTTCTATCTAATCCATCAAAATCATCAAACATAACTAAACAAGGTTTAGACGTAAAACTTTCCCAATCAATAGGGTTTTCCGTATCTAATAAATCATCTATTTTAATTTGTTCCATAAATCGCTTAACTTCTGTTAAACTTTCATCATTTTCTAATTTTTGCTGAGATATGAAATACACTTTATTTTTTGGATAAATTTCGTGATATAATAATAAATATTGTTTACAAAAATACGATTTTCCCGAATTTGGCATTCCACTAACAAATAATGTTTGTCTATAATTTCCATCTTTTAAATCTTCTTTCATTAATGGCAATAACTCAAATTCAACACCCATAGGCAGTTCAATTTTATCGTTTTTTATTTCTTGCATTCTTTTTAGTTTGTCATATGCTTCAACTGCTTTTTCATCAGTTGAATCGAAATTAATATTCTTCTGTAAAGCATTTTGTATTTCATCAATAATTGTTTTTCTGTTTTTTATTCTTGAATACAATACATTAGAAATATCATCTTTTGTGAAGTCTTTTCGTTTCTTCTCTTCATTTGGTTTTTTCTCTTTTCGTTCAAAACTATCATCAGTTAAGTAAAGTATTTTATTCGCTTGAGATAATGTTTTTGATGTTGTTATAGCGACTCCTATAGAATTCTTTGATTTTGACCAAGATAAAGACATAATTATATATATTATACAAAGAAATTAAATTAGAACTTCAAACATAATCCTTTTAAAATCTATTATCAATAAATATTATTTTCTATTATAAAATTATATAATGGTTATTAAACACGCAAAAAACATGGCTCTTAAAAGAGAGATTCAAGCAGTTTTAAGGAAACATAAAGTAAAAAATATGCGTCATCACTTGAAACATATGGAAGGAAGTGGATTATTTGACACTTTACTAAATATAGGGAAAAAAGCTGTTGAATATGGTAAGAAAGGCTTTGATTTATATAATAAACATAAAGATACTATTCATAAAGTTGTTGATTTTGGTGTCAAACATGCTCCTAAAGTTATTGATGTAATTAAAAAAATTAAAAGTCGAGAGCCTGTTGTGGAAATAGAAGAAGGTGGTAAACGCAAATTAAGACGTGTATCTGTCAAACGTGTTGCTGGTAGTCGTCCTCTAGGTGGTCGTAAAGTTGGAGGCAAAAGAAAAGCTTCATCTTGGGTAGAAGAATGCAAAAAATACGCAAAAAAACACGATTGCTCATATAAACAAGCCATGATTGAACTAGGCAAAAAGAAATAAATAGAATTTCCGTTTTTGAATTATTTTATCTATATAGATAATATAATGAGAGACATCTTAAGTGTAAAACATGAACTAATGAAAAATAAAGAAACTCCGATGAAGAAAGTTGTTGAGTTTGTTGTTCCTGAAAAGGATTTAAAATATTATGGTGACTACTATGGAGGAAAATTAAATCACAAATATAATATGTCTAGAAATAATGTTGATGAAAATGAATTAAAGAAATATGTTGGAGGCGTGCAAAGTACACATGCAATGACACATTTAGCTAGACAACACTATCAAGAACACGCAAGAAAAAACTTAGAACATCAAGCAAAGTTACATAATTTACGATTAGCAAGTAATCCCAATTTTTATCAAGATGAAGAAAAAAGTGATAATAGTGTGTACGACAAAATTGAATCACTATTCAATAAATTGATAAGTCAATTAAAAAATAATAATTATTCAAGAGATATAGTAAATTATGTCTTTGATATACAACAGTCAATGTTAGATAAAGGATTTAATTTGACTTCTGAAAATCTACAAGAAATTAAACGTTTTTCATCTCTTGCTGATGAATTATTAAACCAAGATGTTATTATTGAGACAATAGATTTAAAAGACAGAGGAATATATGAAACTATTTCAGATGCTTTACAAAGTATTATAAAAATAGCAAATAGTTTACAACAATATTCAAATAGGCAATTAAGAGAAAGAAAATTTGCTCAAGAAGGAATAAAGAAAAATATGCAAAAAGAATTATTTAATAAAGAAAAAGTATTTGAAGACTTTACAAAAATAGAAGAAAAACTTACTGACAGATTAAAATATGACAGAAATTATCTTGATTATAAAGCATTAAAAAAACAAGTTCAACTAGATGCTATTGCTGAAAAAAATGAGAAATTAAAACAAGCAAGAAAATCATTAGCAAGATTTGCTAAGATAGTTAAGGTGGCCGCCGAATTTAAACGTCTCCTAGATATGAAAAGAGTTAAAGATACAATAAAACAGCAAAATGATGAATTGATTCAAGCATACAATGATGAAAATCGACATTTTGATGAACTAGATGCCACATATTCACAACAGTTGCTAGATTTAACCACGGCACAAGGAGAACATATTGATGCCATTGAACAAAATAAAAATCAGTTGCTTCAACATGCTGAACAAACTTATAATTTAGAAAAAGAAGAATTACAAAGAATACATACAGGTAAAAAACTTAAAAACAAGGTCACATTACTAGAGAAAACGCACAAAACAAACACAGAATTAATAGAACAGAAATATCAAGAAGAACTAAAAGAAGCAACAGAAAGATATGATAAGGATAAAGGCAAATTAGAAAGAAAAATACAACAAATACAAGAAGATAAAGTTACAGCTTTAGCTAATACTGTACAAAATATATATGAACTATTAAAAGACTCGGGACTAACATTAGAACAAATACAAAAACAGTTTGGTGTAGAAGAAAGATTTTTAAGTCCAAGATTTAGAGAAGTTCAACATGCTCCTCTACTTGAAGAACAAGATGAAGAGCCAATACCATATGTAGATCATGTTGAAGGCGAACATAAAGAAGAAGAAGCAAAACAACCAGAATACATATTTACAAAGAGAGATAAGAGATATGAGGAAATAAATGGCTTCGTCATGACAGAACTCAAAAAATTAATTATTTCCGACAAGGATAAAAGAGAATACAAAAAATATGCAGGAAAAAGAATAGACGAAACGACAAGTACTAAAGATAATTTAAAGACAGTATATAAGTTTTGCGTAGAGAAGGGACTTCTTATATAATAACTATTTTATATAGATATTATATAAAATATGCAAATTATAAAGAAAAACTTTCCTCAAGATTACCCAGAGCAATATTTAGCAGTTATTTATGCAATGTCATTGACAAATACAAAAAATATTTATATTGAAGGAACATATTCGCTAAGAGGTTTTTTATATCCTTCTGACGTTGATTGTTTTGAAAAAGTCGAAACACATTTTAGGACTTTAAATGAAGCTAAACAAAATATTAAAACTAAATTGCAAGATATGATACAAAGAATTGCAAAAATGAAAAATATAATTATAGGCAAAATATCAATAGGCATAAAAGATGAGAAACCTATGAAATGGACACCTTTTGAAGTTCTGAAAGGCTCAAAAAATAAGATTAATATACTTGATGCGATTGCTGAACCATCATTAATAAAAATAGATGTAATAGCATATATCAATAGTATTTATATTGATTTTAGTACGACATATCAGTTTTTTAACAATAAAACTCCAATAAATGATTTTAAGTTATTTCAAACTGAAAGTCTTGATAGGGATATAAAAGAATATGAAAAAGAAGGAAATTACTTTAAGATGGCTAAACGTCTATTTATTAAAACAAAAAATAAAGAACTATTAGAATTATTTAATGGTGAAGATGGATTAATAAATCAAGTCATTAGCAATATTGACACGTTAATGTATATTGTTGAAAATAGGCAAAAAATACCATTTAAAAATATATCATCTGAAATTGATGGATTTATAAATAAAATAAACTTACTAGATAATAAAACATTGGTGAAAGACTCTGATAATATTGATATGTTATTAAGACAAGCTGAAAACTCAACTGTAAGAAAAACTATAATGAACAAATTAAATACACTACGAACAAAATTTGACAAAATTGTACAATCTGACTCAAAAGAATATTTGAAAGAATTGAAAATTTTATAATACAAATATATATGACTTATCAAATATTGCCATACACAAAAAATAAAGCAAAATTATTAGGTGTTCAAGTAAATCATTCAAAAAATCCTAAGAAGAAATTAGATGTATATTACAATGGAAATTTTATTTGTTCTATAGGAGCTGTAGGATATAAGGATTATCCAACTTATTTTAAAGAAAATGGCAAAGAATATGCAGAGAAAAGAAGAAAATTATATAAATTAAGACATGAAAAAAATAGACATAAAATAGGGACTCCGTCTTTTTTTGCTGATAATCTTTTATGGTGATATTATTATAAAAATATTGTATTTTAAAAATAATTTATATATGTGTATAGATTATAATGAACATTAAAAAGCTTGAAAATAAAAGTCTAAGTACAGATGACATATTAAAAATAATGAATCATAATGTAAATATTATAACATATCCATCATTAAAAAACTATAAATCTGTTGAAGAAATATTTAAAAGCTCCCCGAATATTATTTTGTATTTTGAAGAAGAAAAGAAAGGTTCAAGTGTTATCGGTCATTGGGAAGCATTGAAAAAAATAGGAAAGACGATACAGTTTTTTGATGGCTATGGTATTGCTCCCGATTATTGTCGTAAATGGCTAGCAGAAAATAATTTAGTTGTATTGAAAGAAAATACACCTGAACTAACAAGATTATTGAATAAAGCGATTGATGATGGTTATGCAGTTTTTTGGAATCACAACAAATATCAAAGTTATAACAAAGATGTTTCAACATGTGGGAAATGGGCAACTAGTTTTTTATTAAATGGAAATTTACAAAATAACTCGTATTCTGATTGGATTAATAGCCAAATTAGAAAATATAGTTCTAAAACATACGATGAAGCTATTTGTAAATGGTGTTTTGAAAAATTTGGATTATAACAACAAGATTATAAATTTATTATATTTGTATATTATATACTAATAATGTCAAATCAATCAAGTACTTATTATAATGCTGTTATATTATGTGATAAAGCAAATGTAAACTCGTCTGACTTTCAAGCAGTTTTTGAAGATACAACGTCTCAAAATATTGTTAATCAAACAGGAGATTACAAATTTGCAATTGAACGTTTTTCAATGGAAGGACATAATTTGCCTATTTGGATACCAAATGTATCATCAGGAAATACAACAACATATTCAGTATTATTAACATATTATAATATAGCATCTCCTAAAACATTTACAAGCGATGAAATATTTTTACAATATATACCTACAAATAATGTTGGTAAAGGTGATCCTACATATTATTTTGTATATAATTATGATGTATTCACACAAATGCTAAATAACGCATTTATGACAGCAAGAAGCAATTTACAGTCCAAAATGGCTAATGTGACGATGCTTACAAATGCACCTTATATAGTTTATGATGGTTCAAGCAATTTATTTTCTTTATATTTAGATGCTCAAGGCTATGTATCTTGTACAGCTGGAGAACAAATAACAATAACATTTAACAATGATTTATATAACTTATTAAAAACATTTAATTTTACGGCAAATACAAATCTTACAAATTATAAGGATTTAGTTCCTTTGAATAAAATATCAAATTATATAACAGGAATTAAAAATCCGTATAATTTAGGAACAAATATTAATTGTTGGATATGTACACAAATGCAACCTAATACTGGCAACTGTTGGTCACCTATTCAATCACTTATTTTTGCTTCTGATAGTATAAGCTTAAAACCCGAAATTGTTGGTAATGTTTCTGTTGTTGGAACTGGATTATCAGTTGGAAGTGGAAACTCTAATAACACTCAAACTATGATAACAGATTTAGTTCTTGATTTAACACGTTCAAGCGACTATTTAGATATGTTAGTTTATCAACCAACTATGCATAGATGGGTAGATTTATCTGATTCGCAAAATTTGAAAAACTTTAGATTTTCAGTTTGGTGGTTGAATAAATTTAATCAACGACGATATCCAATATTATTAGCGAATAATGGATGTATAACATTAAAAGTATTATTTCAAAAAAAGATATAAATTGTTTATTTTTATTTTCTATTGTATAATTATAAATAATACAATGGATAGTCTTGAAGAAAACCCAAGTGCCCCTATAACTGGAAATGAAAATGATGGAAAATTCAATTTTGTCAATGTTGTTGATGATAGAGTTATGCAATCTGGCAAAAGTTTATATCCAATCATAAAATCAAATTCAACTGTCAATCAAGTTAATGTGACTTCAACTTCAGCCACTCAAGCTCTTTTAAACTTTCAATCTCCAAATATTCAACCAAGTTTCTTCGTTGATAGAGCTATCACCATATCTGGACAAATGAGATTTCAAATAACTGTAACGACTGATGCTGATATTGCTCAAGCAGACCAAGCTACATCTTTTTTCTTTTTTCCTGGTGTTGACATCTCGCCATGTGCATTACCATTCAATGAAGGAATTTCATTACAAACAACTCTGTTAAACGATAATACAATTTCAACAACTCAAGTACAAGATGTCAAAGATGCTCTTATTCGTCTTTCAAATTATAGAAAAAATCTTGCTGGACGTGCTGGTCCATCTTGTCCTGATTATGCTGTTAAGTATCAAGATGTATATTTATCAAATTTAAACTCTTGTGCAAATATTAATGATGTTAATGCATTTACTGGATTTATTCCAAATGCAACTTATGCTATGGAATTCTCAGCTAGTGGTACTGGCAACTGGGTTAATAGTGGTTTATCTGCCGCTGCTATTGCCTTAGCAAATCCTGCAAGATTAAATAATAATGCTTTGCCCGCTGGTGCTTATACTTGTTGGGTTCGTTTAACATTTAATGAACCGTTGTTAAGCTCTCCTTGGATATATAACGATTCAAAAGAGTTTAAAGATATTGCTTTGACAGGAGTTAAAAACTTTGCAATAAATATTAATATGAATAATGGTTCTCGTTGTCTAAGAACTATCAATCAAAGTACCTTAAGTAAAGTTGGCGGTGCAAATTACACATTAACTAATATTGTATTTGATAATAATGCATTCGAACAAAGTTCTAAACCACAATTAAATTATATGTTATTATCTGCTCCTGAATCATTTGCAATTGAACGTCCATTAAAAAATAGAATTCATATCGTTAGTGTTGAAAGAAATCTCAAACAAGCTACAGGTCTTGCAGTTGGTGCAAGTGCTCCTTATATCTCGGATATAATCAACTTAACACGAATCCCTTATCTTCTTGTTATTGGTGCAAGACCATCAGCTTATACAACTGCTGGTCAAGGTGATTGGGTTTATGCTTTACAAGATAATAATCCAATTAATATCACATTTAATAATGTTCCCGGTAAATGCTCAACTTTCAATAAATTACAATTATATAACTCTGCAAGATATCACGGTTTAGAAGATTCTTATTTAACTTGGTCTGGAGCAGTTGCAAATAAAGGAAGTTTTCCTACTGCTGGAGGCGTTGTGACAGCATCGCAAATACCACTTTCTGGAGGTTGGATTGTTCTTCAACCCGGTATTGATTTTAGTTTAGATGACATTTCATTATCACCCGGTTCTGTATGCAATTGTCCAATGCAAGTCACATTAAATGTTAAAAATCAATCTGGTATTGATTACAGTGCTGTTCAAACTAATTATTATGTATTTGCATTATATAACGACTTTGTTGAAACTGATACAGTATTACAAAAATCTCAAACTATTAGTGGTGTTATTGACTCTCAAGCTATTCTTAAAGCCGATAAAGCACGACCTGCTGCATCTGAAAATGAATTAATGCAAAAATATTTAGGTGGTGGAACTTTACATAATATGAGACGAGCACATAGACGCCATCACAAACATTGGAAAAAATCGCTAAAAGGTGGTAAAAAACATAGTCATATGCGTCATGATGGTGGCCGTATTATTGGTGGAGATGCTGGTGGCAAACGTGTATCACATTCTCGTAGAATGCTTGAATAAATATTGCATATTTAAATTAAATTATTTTTCTTATCATAGTATATAATTACTATAATATGTCATTAGCAAATTTTTGGAATCCACAAACACAAGAAATGTATGTGCATAAATTAGATGTGTCTGATGAATTAGATTTACATGAAGTGCCATTTAATGGAGGTGGGGGAACTGGTAGTTTTGGTACTTTGCAACAAGTATTAACGACTGGAAATAATGCAGGAGATTTAAATATGACAAATATAAATAATATAACTTGTTCTAATATAAATGTATCTACAATAAATAATTCTGCATATCCTCCAAGTGGTGGAAATACTGGCTCAGTGCCAACTCTTACACAAGTATTAACATCTGGAAACGATGCAACTAATCAAACAATAATAAACTTATCATCAATTAAATTGACAAATACTTATAATACATCTATACAGGCAAGTTCATCAAAAACAGGAGTTTTACAAGTTGTAGATAGCAATAATGTTGTAGGAAATGTATATGATTCTGTTTTTAACCAACCTCCGACGAGTGGATTTTCAGTTGCTCAAAAGTCTTGGGTTAATGCTCCATATACTACGTTAAATGCAAATTCTCCAATCAGTATACATTTTTCTATTTCAGATCAATCTTATAATACATCAGATTTTAATGTTGTTCAGACAACTGTAACGGGATATACTGGCGGTACATATTATTGTTATCAAAATAGTTCATCAAATCCAATAACATTAAGTGGCTCTTTAAATGTTTCATTTTCTGGAACTGAAAATACGTATTTAGGTTTAGCTTGTTGTTATATCCCTTCAAATGCTGTTACAAATGGAACAGGAAACGAATCTTTTAATCCTTGGATTAATTTAATAAATGCAATATGGTCTTATTATACAGGTAATCAACCAGGATGGCAAAATATATGTTTTAATGCTGTTTTACAACCAAATGACTATATTACATTTTTTGCAATGTCAAATAATAATACTGCAATATGTAATCCTTTGCCAAGTGTATTTGGTATCTCTACAATCAATATCAATTCACGATTAACAATTGTTCAACATTTATAAAAATAATCTCTGATAATACTATATATAAATGCCAAAAAGAATAAATAGAATTGAAGACTTTAATACAAGAAATGAAGAGAAAAAGAAAGCTTCTGAGTTATTAAAATTAAAACAATCTGAACAAGCTAAAGCTTACAATTTAGAACAAGCTAAACGACAACAACAAGCCAAAGAAAATGAATTATATAAAAAAGAACATCGTGATGAATTGGAAGAAGAAGAAGATAATAAGATTATTGAACAGTTGAATTTAGATGACTTGGATATTAATTTAATTGATAAAATTCATAATAGCGGTATTCGTTCAAGATTACAACACGAATATAATATGCAAGTTAGTGGTTATCGTGGTTTTATTGACAATTTAAATAAACCTACTTATGATGAAAAACTTGCTAATATTGGAAATGAATTATTACATAATGCACCAAGAGTAGGAGAAGTCGCTAATACATTTGATATTAATATAACGCCTAAGCAAAGTGAAGCAAGAAATTATTATAATCAACAATATTCTGAATTATTAGACAAATACCCCGAACTTGCTGAACCATTAGGAGGTGGTATTTATCATTGTTCAGTTTGTAATACAGATATAAAAGGGCAACGAGTTAAAAAACATTTAATGTCTGATAAACATTTAAAAGGGGCGGGTATTTTTGATTTTATTAAAAGTGGCGTTAATCAAATAAAAACATTATTTAATAGAAGATTAGAATTTAATAATACTAGCAAAAGAACTTTAGAAAAATATGGAAATCTTAAAATACATAATATAACTTTGTTCAAAAAACCAATTGAAAAAGCATTAGATGTCGTATTAAATTTAATTAGTTTGGGTCAATGGAATAAAGCAAAGAATGATACAGATTTTGATAAATTATATCATGTAGGATTAATATTTAATTTGGAAGGAAATAAAAAGATTTTGGTCGAAAAAGTTCAAGAAGTAATGATTACTGATAACTTATCAGCAACTAAAGGAAATACGCAATTTTTAGCATTATCAGAGCCTAATAAAGAAACTTTAAATGATGTATTAGAAAAGGCACTTAAACAAAATGGAAATGAGTTATTCTTTGGATATTCTGCATTAGGAAACGGAGATAAGCCAGCCAATAATTGCCAAAATTTTATTCGTATGATATGCCAAAGTATAGGAAGTTGGAATGACACGGCACAAAAGTTTATATTTCAAGATATAACTCAATTAGCAAATAAAACTCCTGCTTATGTAAAAACTATTGCAGACACAGTAACAAATATTGGCAATGTCGCATCAAAACTTATGGGTAATGGTAAATATGTCATTCATCGTGTTAATGTAAATAAAAATTTACCATTTGAAGAAGCAAGAAAACACGCACAAAATATTCTAAAGACTAAACGACAATTTAAAGAAAAGATTGTCGGAAATAATTATCACTTTAGATCAATACCAAAAACTCACTTTAAGAAAGGAAGTTTTAGAACAAAAAGAATTAATAAAGATATTAGTATTATTTTGGCAGAATTAAAATAAAATCACTTAAAGATGTATTAATATTATAATTATGAATTCATTATTTATGAGAATTTAACATTTGTTCTACTTCACTTGCCGTGTTATAAAAATGCAATAGCGTTTTATTATAAAGACTATTCATACCTGATGATCGCTGATGGCACGTGTATAGGAGTTATATTTTTTTGAAGAGAAGTAGAAACACGGACTTATGTTGAAGTCTTGTAGGTAATGAGTTCCGAAAAATAACATTATATTAATTACAATGTTATTTACTTTAAAGTATATTAGTAAAGCATTTTATAGACTACAGAGCCTACCAACATCGCTTTAGGGAAATAAAAACACAATGCATAATAAGATGCTGTTTTTAAAAGTTTTTTATTCGTTATTAGCTTTAGAGCTTGGGTTGTTGCATTCATTATCTTCTATTATATTAATATTAGATATTTTTTTCGGTTCAATTGTTAAAAAGAAATCATAATCTTTATTTATAATTTGATTAACTTCTAACCATTGTTTATGTGATTTACTTTTTTCATGAGTTTTTCTATTTGATTTGTTTATTTCTTTCAAACATATTTCACAGAAATATCTATCAGCAATATCCATTTTATAAATTATACTAGAAAAAATATAAAATTATATCATTCAACTATATTCTTAAAGAATTATTGGATGAATTAGCAAAAAAGTATGATATGTAAATATATTTTAGTTAAAGTTCTACAATCCATTTACCAACCTCAATAACTACAACAGAATGACGTACTTTTTCTTTTTTCATTTATATAACTTTATATAATTATTTTTTAAATTATATATTTAATTTAAAACGAACAACCAAACAAATAAACTTCCAAACAAGTAAACTTCCAAACAAGTAAACTTCCAAACAAGTAAACTTCCAAACAAATAAATAGACTTGGGATATTTGGGGGGTTTTTAT